ATGAAAAAGGTAATTAGACATTCTGGTGATATGGCAGTAATCGGACCTATTATAAAAGATTTGGTTGATACCTCAGTTAGAAACGATGAATCACTAATTAAGATGGCAGCAATTGCTCAAAGAATGATTGCATCTAAAGATAAAACTTTAGGTGAAGATGGATTTCTAACTGATAAAGAAAAAGAACAACTACTACAACAATTAGAAGATGTTGTAGGTGAAGTAGCTGATGAAAAAGTACAAGTTGATGAGTTAACAAATGAGGTTGAAGAATTAAAACAGAAAGTAGCAGATGGGAACAAATAGAAGTTTTAGAAGTACACTGGCAATGATGGGTGGTAAATCTACTCCAAACTCTACTGTAACCTTTAAAGGTGTTGTTCAAGATGTAATAACTGACAACGAACACCCATTAGTAGAAGATGGTACTTTACCTTTTGGTAGGATAGGGTATATACGATTTATTCCTATGAACGAATTGTTCTCCTCAGCTGATGAGGGTTATTATGCTGCACCTTACGATAAAAACTTTAATACAATACCAGTTAAAAACGAAAGAGTAGATATAATTAAAACTACAACTGGTTATGTTTATAGAAGAAATAGTGCTACATTATCACCATATACAGATGGTGTAGGAGACACAGCAGCAAAAATATTTAGAACTGTAAAAGGTGAATCAAGTAATAATGCAAGTTCTTATAACTCAACTTCAAACACAGGTATAGCAAATAAAACAGATTCAGGCGATGATGAAATATCAGGATTTGGTGAATATTTTGAATCTGGTCAAAATGATTCAATTCATCAACTTAAATTATTTGAAGGTGATACTGTAATTCAATCAAGATTTGGACAATCAATTAGATTTAGTGGTTATAATAATTCTGAAAGAAAACTTCACCCATCAATTATAATAAGAAATAGAGAAAATAATAATTCACAAAACGAGAAAGGTTTAGCAGAACATATAGAAGAAGATGTAAATAAAGATGGTTCTATTATATCATTAACATCTGGTGAATTTAAATTAGATTTCCAACCAGGTGTAGTTAGTGATAAGGGTTCTTCTAACTTTGAAACAAAACCAGGTTCTTTTCAAAAATATCCATCTGAACTAAAAGGTGACCAAATCTTAATAAATAGTGGTAGGATTATTATATCATCAAAAGAATCAGAGATGATTTTTTATTCCAAAGGTAACTATGGTTTTATATCTGATGGTACAATGTCAATAGACAATAAAGGTGGCATACTTGCTGCGGTACAAGATGATATATTTGTAAATACAAACGATAGTGATATAAGATTTGATAGTGGTGATGGAGAAATACACATAGGTAATGGAGGAAGTGAAGAGCCTATAGCAAAAGGAGATACACTTGTAAACTTACTTAATGAAATACTAACTGAAATAGTTGCTATGAATCATGCAACACCAGCTGGTCCATCAAGTCCACCACTAAATGCAGCAAAGTTTAGTGCAATACAAGGTAAACTAAATACAATACTAAGTAAGAAAAATTTCGTAGACTAATGAGTTGGGGTATATTTGCATCCAATATGAAAAGGTATATGGCTACTCCGATTGGTGTAGCTACACTTCAAGCTTTTGCAAAAAAACTTACAATGGAATATGATGCCTGTATTCGTAGAGGTATACAAGGTATAAACCTTTGTTCTATACAAAAGGGTAATACTGAACTTATGGAGGCACTTACTACAGTAGCTTTGTTAAAATGTTTTGCCTTACAAAAACCAGGTAAACCATTACCGACATCACCAATACTAAAAGAATTAGGAAATGCAGTAAAAGGATATTGGACTGGTGCAACTTTGAATCCATTTCCAATACCACCAATACCTGCACCTGGTTCAATACAAAATATTGTGGTATCTCAAAACTTATGTGTAAATCCTGGCTCATGGATAGTTCAATTTGAACTACCACCAGTAGAGTCACCAAACTTTTTTATAAATTCATTTATACTTGTTGCACAAATTCATCTAATTACACTAAAAGGTATGATATATACTACATCACTATATCCTTCAGCACCATCACCTATACCTGGTCCTGGTGTTATCAATTGGAGTGGATATGTAGTACCGATGGGAATACTCCCACGATTTGGTAGTGATGATGATGCAAGTTCAACAAATGCACTTCCAACATCAGATTGGCAAGAACTATCAGCACTACCACCAAACACAGTACCAAAGAAATTTTCTCCAAACGATGTCTACAATACTGGTGATGTAATAGAATCAGCTGGTAAGTTTTACTTAGGACAAAATCCAGAAAAAAATGGATTGAGGTGTTGGAATATCCCATTCTAAGACTAAAATATTATAATTGTATATTTATATTAAACAAGAAAACTATTATGAATTCTAAAAAATTAATAAAAGTAATTAAGACAATAGTTGAAGCCGAGGTTGCTAAAAAACAAGAAACCTTTCTTAGAAAGACTTTTCCTAAAATATTAGAGGAAGAAGTAAATAAAAGATTGGGTCAAGTTCAGAAATCGGAATCACCTAATGTTGACCCTTTTTCTTTAGCCGAGGCAGTTTTAGAAAAGGACAGAGAAATAACAAAACCAAAAGAACAAGTATTTACAAAAAATCCAATATTAAATGAGGTGTTGAATCAAACGGCAAATCAACCACAAACTGATACAATGGATAAAACTTTAACTTTTGGAACACATAATGTTCAATCCGCACAAGGTCAACCACCCGTAGGAGTAAGTGGAGTAGAATCTTTTAGACAAGAGATGGCAGCTAAAATGGGATTTGGACAATCACAAAGTAAACCACAAAAAACTGGTTTAGGAGTACAAACTGGTTTACCTGGTTTAGATAAAATATTAAATAGAGATAATTCAGAGCTTGTAAAGGCGATGACAAAGAGTAAGGTAGGAGCATAAGATGGCATATGAGTTGAACCAAAAGATTGTAATTGATACTGAAGAGTTTAATAACTTTGCAGTAGGTATTACTTTACCTATACAACGAGGTAATGATGGATATTTTGCACAATCTTTTAGAACATTTGACCAAGTTCGTTCCAACTTAAAAAATTTATTACTTACAAAAAAAGGTGAAAGAATATTACAACCTGAATTTGGAAGTGGGTTACATGATTTATTGTTTCAACCAGCTACAGAAAAATTTGAAGAGGATTTGGAAACTACAATAAATGAAGCAGTAGCTAAGTGGTTACCCTATGTTATTGTTGAAGATATTAATATTGATATAAGTAAAGAACAAACTGATAATAATCAAGCTAAAGTATCTTTAAAATTTAAACAAGAGGGAGACCAAACATTAGACACATTAACATTTTTGGTAGAAGAATAATATGGCACTAAATAATCAAGTAAGAAGTTTTAAGGACAAAGGTAGAGATATAAAATACCTTAACAAAGATTTTGTTGATTTTAGAAACAACTTAATTGAGTTCGCTAAAACTTATTTCCCAACAACATACAATGATTTTAATGAATCATCACCAGGTATGATGTTTATAGAAATGGCATCTTATGTCGGTGATGTTTTAGGATATTATATAGATGATACATTAAGAGAATCATTAATTACCACTGCACAAGATAGGGAAAACATATTTGAATTATCTAAGATGATGGGATATAGACCCAAGGTCACATCACCAGCTACTACAAAAGCAAGTGTATTTCAATTAATACCATCAAGAAGAGTAACAAACCCCATCTCATCAGGTGATTTAGCATTTGAACCTGATACTGACTATTATCTTAGAATTAAAGAAGGTATGGAGTTAGATGCTGATGGTGTACAATTTAGAACAACAGAATTATTAGATTTTGCAGATGCTACTGATAGAGAAACAACAGTATATGAAAGAGATGGTGATACTAATAATCCAAGATTTTATTTAGTAAAAAAATATGTTGATGTGATATCAGCTGAAGAAAGAAAAGTAGAAGTAACATTTAGTAATACTCAAGAAGAATATGCAAGAATCGACATACCTGATAATAATGTAATTGGTGTATATGATATTAGGGATGCAAATAATAATAAATACTATGAAGTACCTTACTTGGGTCAAGAAATGGTTTATGTTGAGTATTCTAATTCAGAAGGACAAGACAAAGATTTACTTCAATTTAAAGATACAGTACCATCAATATTAAAATTAATTAAGACACCAAGAAGATTTAAAGTAGTCACAAATCCAAATGGAACGACAACTGTTCAGTTTGGTAGTGGAGATGGTGGTAAAAATGATGAACTACTTATTCCTACATTTAAAAATGTTGGATTGGGTCTAACTAATTCAATTGATAAATTGGGAGCTTCATTTGACCCTTCGAATTTTTTACTTACAAA